CGCTTCGGGCAAGGGTCCGTATGTGTCCGCGATGGGCACCTACGCGACGAGCCTGTACGAGACGCGGGCGATCGGCGCGGCGGGGGCTTACGCCGCTGGCAATGACCTCGTCTACACGGTCGGCCAGCCCCTCATGGCGAGCCGCAATGGTTACCTGATGCCCGCCGTCGACTCCGCGAACGCGAACATCTCCGCGGATACCGACGTTGGCGCTGAGGCGAAGAACGCAGTCATCCTGCCGACTTACGTCCTCGGTATTCTCAAGATGCCCGCCGACTCGGTTCAGCCCGAGATCGTCTTCGACCAGCGAATCTGATAGGAGGGCCAATCAAAATGTCTATCGACAACAGCGTCAAGCAGAAGCTCATCAGCGAGTACATCTCGACCCCTCAGGGCCGTGCGAAGCTCGCTGCCTCCATGACCCAGCCGCTCCGTCTTCGCCGCGACTATATGGCGGTCGGTCGCAAGACCTTCCTCGTCGAGCAGTTGCCGGACGGCGCGCTTCCGATCTACGACAAGGACCCGGACGTCACGGCGTTCGTGGTTGGTGAGGAAGGCGAGAACATCGTCGCCATCACCAAGCCGCGCCGTGTCATCTTCCCCCTGTTCGAGATTGCGTCGAACCCCGAGATCCCCCTGACGCAGATCAAGGAGCGTCGTTACGACCTCATTGAGCGCGCTCAGGACCTCGCCCGCGCCCAGATCCAGGCTGCGGAAGACGAGCGCGTTTTCTCGGTTCTCGACGCGATTGCCACGTCGGGCTTTGACTCCGTCGCTGGCGGCATCAACCCGGACATTCCGGTTGTCGCCCCGATCAGCGGCGCGGTTCTCGCCGACGCCTACGGTCTGATCGAGCGTCACGACCTCCGCGTTGCCCGCGTGTTCATGAACGCGCAGGACTACACGGACCTCCGTAAGTTCGGTCGTGACATTCTCGACATCGAGAGCCAGCGTGACCTCCTCAAGACGGGCCTTATGGCTACGCTTTGGGGCGCGCAGGTTATCGTCAGCCGTCTTGTTCCGGTCGGCACCGTGTACGCGACGTGCGAGCCCGAAATGTTCGGTCGCATCCCCGTCCGTACCGAGCTGACGGTCCTCTCCGCTGACGATCCGAAGGCCCGCACCATCGGCTTCTCGGTGTTCGAGAACCTCGGTATCGGCGCGTACAACCCCAAGGGTCTGTCCCGCCTCACGATCACCCGCGCGTGATTGTGAACTGTAACCCCTGAAAATGGGGTTACAGGGATTCCACAATGAAGCCGTCGAGGGGCAACCTTCGACGGCTTTTTTGTTTTCAGCGTTAGCGGCTTTATCAAACGGGTAAGTAGCCATGAGCCTTCAGAGACGAGCCGCTATCCGAAAGCAGATGTTTCGCGTTGCCGCGAGGAACGTCTGTGCGAACGCGAACTTCCCGCCAGAAGTCATCGTTGCCCTCGCCGAGAACTTCTGTGACGCTAGGGGCTTGCAGAAAACCGCTTTCGTCGGACTAACGCGCAAGCTCGGGCAGATCGTGGACGCCTTCAAGAAGGCTCCCGCTCTTTGGGAGTCGTTCAAGAAGACCGTCGGCATCAACTCTCTTGCAGACGTTCCTAGTGCTATCAAGCGTCTTGCCGATGCCGCCAAGAAAGCCTTGAGTTCGGCGATCCACAAGATGTTCGACTCGTGGCCCCTGAAACTCTACACTTTGGACAAGGGCAAGCTGTTCAGTTTCAATGACCTGATCAGCAAGATTTTGGACAAGGCTCCTGGATTGAAGCGGGCCGTGGAGTCCGTGGCGAAGAAAGCTGCCGACTTCGGTGAGCTGCTTCGACAGCAGGCACCCCGCATCATGGGGGTCGCCATGTTGGGCATCTACGTTTGGGTATGGCTCAACGTGACCGAGTTCGAGTGGGACTTGAAATCCCTGACCGATGCTGTCGCGGGGAGAATGACCTTTCCCGACTTCTTGGCGTCGTTGCCTGGGTCGGGTTTTGGGTTGCTACTCAACTCGTTCGGTTTCGGGACATTCACGTTGCTCCCGTATACCATCGCAGCCCGTTTTCTCTACCTGCTCGCTCATAGGTACATAGGTTGGGATGGGCACGGGTTCGTGATTCATTGGGACGCGCTAGAAGATGACTTCGGCGTTCGTGAGGGGATGGTTCCCGCGTTAGGGACTTTATAGGACTTGCTTTAGTACAACCCTTTTGGATTCTAAGGTGTTCACCATGAAGAAGTCTTTGATTCGTCTGGCCGCTTCGTTGCCTGCGGGTTCCGCAGCCCGCCATTCGGTTCTACGGCTTGCCGCAGACGCAGCCGTTGACCCCTCTGAGTTGTTGTCCGAACTTCGCAGTTTCTCTGGTGGCGGTGGCTATACCAAGACGGGGCTCCCTCCGGTCTTGATCACGGACGGCGTGGAATACCTTTGCGAAAAGGCTCAGTCATGGTGGCTCGTGGACGCGATTGCGTCTCACCAGGCGAGTCGCCGTGTTGCCGCCGAGGAATTTCAGGTGTGGAACCTGAAGCGCAGTAAGTCCGGTAGCGGCGCGTTGCTTTACGCTGATAACGGGGATGGTAACAAGATCGCTTCGCAGCGAATCCCGTACACCGACTTCCCTTTGCCCGCGATCAAACTTTACTGCGTGCGTAATCCGGAGCAGCGTCCTATTGTGATGCTCCCCAACGAGTATTGAAAGGCACTTCCGATGATGGGCAATCAAGACCGTAAGGCTCTGGTTCGCGTTGCTTCGACATTGCCGCAGGGTGACTCCCTGCGTCGTGCGATCATCGCGGGCTTGATGCACCTAGCCAAGCCCGACTACAACAAGTACCTTGAGAAGAAGAAGTCTCAGGGGAAGAAGCCTCTTTCCAGAGAGGATTGGGAAGCCCGTGTTGTGAACACGGGTCACGGCGAAGAGAGCAAAACGTACAAGAAGCAGCTCTTCAAGAACGTCCCCCAAAACGTCAAGTCTCTTGCTCTTGAGCACGACTTGGAAGACGACGAAGTGAAGGACTTGAAGGATCAGGCTAATAGCCTTGCCGACAAGAACGCCAAGAAGCGCATGTCTCCCGAGGAACGGAAGCAGAAGTTCCTCAAGAACATGGACCGCAGCAAGTACGATTCCCCCGAGGACTTCCAAAGGGCGCAAGAGCGCGTCAAGAAGATGAACGCTGGCGACTTTGAGGAGATGGTCTTCGCCCTCGCCGATGAAGAAACCGAAGCCTGATTTTCACCCTAAGTATGCCCGCCATTGATCGGGCATAGCGTGGCTTAGGGCCGGGTCGTTAGACTCGTTAACGACGGGTAGAACCTTCGGAGCCTGCGGTGGGTTCCGAAGGTTCATCTTAGCCTCTTGCGGCGTCCGTGCTTCCTTCTTCTGGTTGCACGGGTCACACGCCGCAACGATATTGCCCCATTCCGTCTTGCCCCCGCGAGAGCGCGGCATGACGTGGTCGAGGGTGAACTGCCGCAGTAGGACGGTCCTGCCGCAGTATTGGCATACGCCCCTGTCACGAATCCACACGTTCTTGCGCGTGAACCGAGGCTCGCACTTGAACCAGCGTGCGGTCTTCTTCCGTAAGAATCGGACAACGCAGGGCATCGGCCATTCTTGAGTAGCCGAGCGGATTACCCTGTCGGGGTAATGCTCGACGATTTCAGCACGCCCGCTGTAAACCGTCGTGATCGCCTCTTGCCACGACATGACGGCAATCGGTCGATAGACGAAGTTGAGCACGAGTACGTTCATAGCAGTTGCTAGAACGAATCACGTCTTACGCGGGGATTCGTCCTTAATGGGTTCGTTTGATTTTACCCCGCGATTGCGCGGCTTGAACACGGGCAGGTGATTGTCATCCAAGTCCACGTCCACGGTGTTCATGTTGAACATGACCGCGTGCGACGACCGGATTGCCCGCTTGATTTTTTCGATTTCGTCGAACGTATCCATGATACGTCACTTTCATATAGCCAAGTTAGCCGCGCTTCAGTTCCCGCCACGTCGGGCGGGCGACCTGCTCAAGCCACGACTCCGCGACCGCGATGACGTGCTTGCACGGCCCCGTGCGCCCGAAGTCGGGGCACTCGCACGCGCTACGGGCAACGTGCCCGCCACCGTCGCCGCGACCTCGCTCAGACTATCACGAATCGGATTCACCCGATCCGTGATCCCCTCTGCCCGCTCGACGCGGGAAGGGTCAGCCGTGTCGATCAGGACGCGCACGCCCTTACCGACGCGCTCGACGTGCGCGAGCGCGGCCTGCTTGTCCCGCATCCGTAGAATGTCCGAGCGAAAGCCCATCATGGCCTCCTTGAGAATTGTCTACACCATTCAGACGGTCGCCCCACCCTAGAAAAACCGGAAATCGTCGCTCGCTTTTTCGGTTTTCCGCGAAGCCCACGACCGTCTGGATGCTGTAGCCGCGACGATTATCAGGAGGCGTTATGGGCATTTTCGGTTGGTCCCTTCCCCCGGGCGTTTCGAACCACGATCTCGACGGTGGCGAAGGCCCGTGCGCCCTTTGCGGCGTGGACGTGGCCGACTGCGAATGCCCCGAGTGCCCCAAGTGCGGGTCGGTCGGGGACGATGCGTGCCTGCGAAAGCACGGCATGGTGCTGACGCCGAACCAGCGGCGACTCGGTTGGGTCGCCGTCGTGGGGATGTCGGCGCAGGTGTTGGCCGACAACGAGTACGCCAAAGAAATCGAAGAGAATCGGTTTTTCTAGGCGGCGGCAACCGTCTGGGGGGCGTGGGGAATCGAGGCCCTGAAAAAAGGGGGTACAGTTTCCGTGAACCTGCGTATAATAGGTTCATTGAAAGTCTAGGGTTTTCCGCAGGGCACTCAGCCGTTTACTTTTCAGTACGGTAAGAGTAAAGGGTCGGGTTGATCGCCGACGCTCTCTGCGGAAAGTCTTAGACTTGAGGTTCCTTGAAATCTTGACGACCTGATAAGGTCGTCAGGCTGAACCCGATGCCGTGATCGGGAGCATGCTTCAGGTTACACGGATATAGCGGCCATTAGGGTCTAGGCCGCAGAATTGACTACCGCGTCCAAGTTTACCGCTTGGGCACGGGGGACCCTTTAACGAGATGGGCATAAGCAGGGCGGGGTAAGCTCTGAACAAGAGCCTATAAGCCCCGATCATAAGTCCTCGTGATCGAGGATTGCACGGACGTTAGGGCACCGTGCGACTCCCTTTGGTAAAGGGGAGCCCGTAGCAGCCCGCCATCTCAACCTGACGCCGAGGTACGGGCGGGTCGTGACGGGGTGTCCCATGCGCCTTGTTGCGGGGGTTCGGCTAAGTCCGAGCAGCGGTGGTAGGAAAAGGCAAGGACTCCCGCTGGAGTGACAAGTCCAGCATTTTCGCCATAGGCGTCGGGCCTATAACCTCGTTCGAATCGAGGATGGTGGGCAAATGCGGGTGCAACACCGCACTACGTTCTGGCGTGCGTTCACGTCAGCGAATCCGGCAGCGATAATGCGGCGTGATCGGTCTACGAGAAGGATCGACCTTTTTCCGGTTTAGGTTAACAACCGGGCCGTCTACCGTTAGACGGGAATCAACGGCGTAATCCCTACGATACAGGGACCTACGGCTCAGTAGGAGCAGGGATTGGGGGCACTCAGTCCTTGCGCGGGGGTTGCACCCTATGGGCAATATTCCGACATAGCTCAGTTGGTAGAGCAATCCGCTGTTAACGGATCGGTCGTAGGTTCGAGTCCTACTGTCGGAGCTTGGTTGAATGGGGCAAGAGTGTCTGCCCGCACTTGGTATGCGGATCAAAGTAGGTTGTGAGTCCTCACCTACGTTGAGTCAGCTCCCCATACCCGCCCCATTCAACCGCTTTTTTGCCGCTGCGGGTCGGCGTAAAAACCCGCGACACACACAGGGAGTCCGTCATGCCTCAGCAGTCCGGTTACGAAATCCGTTGGTCCATCATGCAGGATGCTCGCATCATGCTGTTGGAGACGTTTCACGCTCGTCAGGAGAACGAGAATGCGCGGGCCGCGTTCGAGAATCGCGCGCCCGTGTTGATCGATCCCCCGTCGATTCGTGACGTCAAGTCGTTGGCCGAAGAGATGTACGAGTTCGTCCAGCGCAAGTAAAAACTCGATGCCGTGGTGAGGTTTCCTCCTTTCTTACTCACCACGGAAACCGACTCGCTGGCAGACCGAGTTCGAGGAAGTCTGCCGCTTTTGGACGAGTGGCACAGCGGCGACTGCACCTGACTGTAAATCAGGCACACCACACGGAGGTTCGAGTCCTCCCTCGTCCACTTTTTGCGAGCATGGTGGAATTGGTAGACACACAGGATTTAGGTTCCTGCGCCCGTGAGGGCTTGGGGGTTCAAGTCCCTCTGCTCGTATTTTTGGACCTCTGGCGCAAGTGGTTAGCGCGTCCGGCTCATACCCGGTTGGTTCTCGGTTCAAGCCCGAGGGGGTCCATTTAGCCACCGTGGTCTAACGGATAAGGCGCGGGCCTTCTAAGCCTGTCGATGGGGGTTCGATTCCCTCCGGTGGTGCGACGTTTATCTGATTTTTCGAGTGGCCCTACCATGTGGCTACTCGACCAAGAAAACAAAACCGCCCTAGGCGTCAAGTACCTAGTTGGATTCCTGCCCGATTCGGTAACAGGGCTTGAAGAAGCCCTTGAGCCCTTTTCCGAGAGAAGGGTGATAGCAGGGGGGCCGGACTACCTACGTTGGCTTGTAAAGCGTATCGTTCGTTACGCGGACCC